GTAGGGTCATTGACCGCCCCGGTCAAGCCCTCTCCTGTAAATGTATAGTGGTTACTACCGTCTGCTCCTAGTGTGTAGGTACGATCAAGAGCATCAGCATGTAGTTTACCAACTGTAACCTGACCATCTGCCAGATCAGCTGTCTGCACCTGACCGTCCTTTATACCGCCGGTGCTTACTTGTGTTAATGCCATTAGTCAGCTTCCTCCGCTGTGTTAGTCTTAGCCCACTCAAGGTATTTTTGGTAGTCGGTGTTATCTTCGCAAAAAGGTATACATAATTGCAAACCATTTACTTGTGTAATAATACAAATTTCTCTACCCTCTTTATCCTTACATAGTTTATAAATTGGGTTTGTTGGATATGCCATAATTTAAATCTCCGCATAAAAATCTACTGAAGCATCAGAGTCATTGTTTTGACCAAAACTTAATGCCTCATACCGATCAATACCACTTGAACTTGAAATCTGTAAACAAGCACCAGCAACGGTAGATGTATTCATAATAAGACTAGATATGGTAATACCTCCTCCGTTATATAATCTTAATGATCCCGGTGTTGACATTGACGGATTTGTTCTCATAAATACTGGAAAATGTAAATTACAAAGACAAGAATTAGTGTCATGTGCAGCCGCTTGTGCTAAGAAAGCGTAACCTGATGAAGCATTTTGATTAGGTATTCTCAAAAAATATCTTTGACATGCCCTTAATTCATCTGCATAGCTGCGATGCTCGAAATCAGTTGCTATACCATTTGTTGTAGCTTCAATCTGTATGCCTGTAATAAACATATCATTTGAAGTACTATCAAAATAATTTGTTGAATTACTTGTACCATGACGAGCAGAAGTTGTCCAAGTATCAGCAGCACCTTGCAAAGAAGAACCAACTGTAAAATACCATGACACTTCTAAGCCATAACCATTGTTATTATCAAAGGTTAGATTTGAATTTCCCGGAATTTTTACTGTATGTCTATTCCAGTTTGTATCACTTTGAGTAATCTCAGAAACATAAAAATAACTTGTTCCATCTTGTGTTTGAACTTGAACAGGTAATTTATTAGTGCCACTTTTATTACTTTTAAAATAAAAAGATATAGTTAAAAAACTGTTTGAATCATTGTATTTCCAACCACTGTTTACAATATCTTGTGCTTCTAATCTTTGAAAAAACTGTATTTGTGTGTTAGCTGAAGAATTATCGTTTACTGTAGTTACGTCAATTTTATAAGAATAAGGAAAACCTAAATTAGTTGGTACGTCTGTGCTTTGACTTACTGTACAAGCACCAGCAGCGTTGTTACCAAATTTAAAACCATATCTGTCAACTGATTGATAATCCTCATTACTTCCATCACTAACCGATACTGACGTATTGCGTTGCCAAACAAGCATCCCTCCGTTTATGTTTATTCGTCTGTTACTTAGGTTATTAGTAACACTAGCGGTGCATGTTCCATCGGCTGCCAAAGTTATAGCATCGCTTGATGCGGAATTGGAACGTATCCCGTCTACTTTTATTGTACTCATTATGCTTTCCTTACTAAAGTACCTGTAAAATATGTTTCACTTCCTTGGTCTATTGCCTGACTTGGCCCATATATAAATAGTTCAACGTAATCATCTGTATCAAGATAAACTAAACCACTTACGTTAAAACCCCATCTAGACTCAAAGCCTCCCACACGAGAGCTCTGTGAAACTGCTGCACTTCCGTTTTTTCTAATACTTAAAATAGCTGTTCTTTCACTATAGTTTCCATTTGCATAAGAAAATCCACCATTAATCTGATAGTAGCCTGCAACAGTTGGTGTAAACCTACTACTTGCAAACTTACCATCAGTATCAAAGGTTTCAGAATCAAAAGCTATTTTTGTAAATGTATCCGCAGAAGGTGCAGATTGAGCTGAAGAAAGCCTGACATGAAATGCAGGCCCTTTGTCAACATCGACCCAACTTAAATTACCGCTGCCATCTGTTTTAAGAACTTGCCCAGCAGTACCATCTGATGTAGGTAACTTAAAAGCTACTTCACTAGATGTAGGTGCCGATGTAGGTGGGTTAAGCGATACGCTGTTACCACCCGAATGTTTTAATTTTATTGAACTCATACTGCTACCTCCATTAAAGTACAAGCTGTTGTGTGTTGCCAGTTACTATCCTGTGCCCAACCTCCGATTCTTGCATTTTCACCGTCTATTACTCTGTAGTAAAGTTTAAATTTATGTACTGCTGCTGACGATGTAGTATATAAATAATCGTGTGTCCAAGTTTCAGTTGCTCTAGCACTACCCATATCATAACTTTGTATAAAAAAATGATCGCCTATAGTGCTGTATGAACCGTCATTGACGCTTACCTTAAATAAACCTCTAGTAAAGTTACTTGAAGATTCAGACCCACAACCACCTGTCATAGATACCCAAATCTTATTACCAGAAGCTTTAGGTGTAATTGTTGCTGTTAAACCATAATCCTGTTCGCTTGTACCTGATGTTGTAACTAGACCTTGATGATAGGTCTGTACTACTTGAACTATTGAACCAGCTGGCATTGTAAGTTTTGTACCACTTGCTGCTCCATCAGCTAGTGTTGCTGACGTTACGGAGCCAGCTGGTAAACCACCAGAGGATATACCTGTGATAGTACCGTTTCCATTTATTTGTATTGCCATTAAACTATTACGTATGTACTACCCGAAGGTATTGTTAATGTAACGCCGTTTGCTATAGTGATCGGCCCAGCACTAAGAGCGTTCTTGTTTGTTGATATTGTGTAGTTGTTAGATATAGTCTGTGAGTTTTCATAGATACATCCGTCAGCTACTGCCGAAGCTACACCTGTTAAGTTACTACCGTCACCTGTGTAAGATGTCGCACCTAAAACTCCTGTTGCAGAGTTAAAGGTTAGATTACTACCAGTCTTTGGTGCTTGGTCGCCTGTAGCTGCTGTAACAAATA